AAAGAGAAGGGCTGGGGTTTCAAAAACTTAAAAAATTTCTTGAAAACTTTAACGAAAAAGATTTTAAAGAATTTAAAAAAGGCTTACCAAACTTTAAAAACATCAACGAAGTAAAAAAATATCTTACTCAAAAGTATTCAAACTAAACCCAACCGACCTAAGCAAGTCACAAAAAGGCTTTTAAATTTAAATATTAACTTAAAAAATCAATCAAAATGAAAGCAACCCTGCCCTGCACCAGCAGGGCTTTTTTATTCTTATTTTTATTTGTTCTAAATAAGAAAATATACTATATTTGTGAGGATGAATAAGGAAGATAATTTGTTGTTGAGTGTAGCCAGTTATTTAAAACTGCAATATCCTAATGTGCTGTTCTGCCATATCGCTAACGAGAGGAAAACAAGCATACAGCAGGGGGCGAAACTCAAAAGACTTGGAGTAAGAGCAGGAATGCCTGATATACTCATATTCCAGCCGAACAAGACTTATTCAGGCTTGGCAATAGAACTTAAAATAAAGCCAAATAAACCAACTAAAAACCAGTTAGAGGTATTGGTTCAACTGAAAGAGAATAATTGGAATACGGCTGTATGCTACGACTTTGAAGAGGTAAAAACTATAATAGACAATCATTTGAAAGAAAATTAAAAATAAAACACAATGCCAGCACCAACAGGAAATCAATTTTGGAAGTTACGCAAGAAGCACGGAAAGGATAAGAAATTCAACACTGCCGAAGTTTTGTGGGAAGCAGCGTGTGAATATTTTCAATGGTGCGACAATAATCCTTTCAAAAAATTTGAAGTAGTCAAGGGTGGTGCATTAGCAGGAACTCTCGTAAAGATACCAACAGCAAGACCCTACACACTACATGGATTGTGCCTTTATTTAGGCGTTAATACTAAGTATTTTAACGACCTTAAAGATGCTTTAAAGGAAAAACCAGATAAAAATTATTCCGAAGTCATTACACGCATAGAGGAAACTATCTATTGTCAAAAGTTTGAGGGAGCGGTTACAGGTTTTTTTAATGCTAATATCATAGCAAGGGATTTGGGATTAACAGACAAGAAAGACCTTACAACAGGAGGAGACAAAATAAATAATATACCATCATCTATCCAAGTAGAAATAATCCTACCAGAGGATGAAGATTAAGTTTTTTGTGATTTTTCATTTTATTAATTTTAAGTTTTAATCGCCTCGCAGAAATGTGGGGCTTTTTAAATTAGAAAATATGGACAAAAAAATAAAATTCAAAGCTTCCAAAGTGTTTGCCGAAGTGTGGGGGGCGCTGAATGAAAAGATACCCAACGGCAACACTTGGCAGCACAAATATAAGCTTATCATTGAGGAGGGAAGTTCAAGGAGTTCCAAGACTTGGAGTAATTTCCAAGTGCTGTATAATTTCCTTGCAAATAATCCTATTTCCTCGGCAACAGTATTGAGGGATACGCAGAAGAGTTGCAGGGATATTGTGGAGAAAGATTGGAGGGAGTGGCTGAAAGATCCACAGGTAAGGAAGAAACAATTTGAAAGGGGCGAAATAACCATAGAGGAATTGGACGCCTATCTTGAAGAGGAGAACCTTTATCAGTATCTCGTAGAGAACAAGACCAATCACACTTGGACTTTCAGGAATAATGGCAACATATTGCGATTTACAGGATTGGATGATGAAGACGAAGCAATGGGGATGACACAGACCATTTGCTGGATAAACGAGCCTTACAACTTCTCGGAAGAAGTATATCGGCAACTCGCCCAGCGTTCCAAGATGATCATCTTTGACTGGAATCCGAAGCAAAACCACTGGATAGAAAAGGAGAAACTCAAAGAGACCACCTATGTGAGTTATTCTACTTTTAAGGACAATCCGTTTATTCTGCCTGAACAACGGATGCAGATATTGTCTTATCAGCCGATAAAGTTCTGCGAGGCTGTAACTTCCAACATTCTCAACGAAAACAGCGCTAAAACCTATGATTTAGAAGCTAATCCGTTAAACCTTACGCCAAAACAAATCAAAGAACTCAAAAGGTGCAGATACAATGAAGATGTAGGCTCTGCTTCGGAGTATCATTGGCTTGTTTATGGTCTTGGGCAAAAGTCCGAGAAACCGAATAAGATTTACAAGAATTGGAAAGTAATCAGCCTCAACCAATATAACGAGGTTGCAAAGCACGGCTACCGAAAGTATTACGGATTAGACTATGGCTTTGCCAATCCTACGGCTTGTGTGGAAGTGATGTATGATGGCGACAAATCATTCTACATTCGCCCACTACTCTACAAACCAATGAACCAAATGGAGGGACCGCTTGGCGAACACCTTAAATATGCTGGTGTTCCTATTGGTAATGTAACCTTTGTTTGGGCAGATAGTGCTGATAGGGAACCAGGGAGCGAGATAAGTCTAACCAATGATTTGCGAACACTCTACGCAATCAATGCCGTGCCGACTTCCAAGCCTACCTACAAGGCAAGGTTTGACTTTATCAATCAGGCGAGAATATACTATGTAGATGATGGCGACTTTGATAATGAATATCAGAATTACGAATATGAATATATCAACGGACAACCGACCGAAAAACCTATCAAGAGAAACGACCACTACATGAACGCAACGGAATACTGCATTTGGGGGATAAAGGAATACCTTAGGATAATGTTTTAATAAGAAACCCTGCCACAATCGGCAGGGCTTTTTGTTATTCAAAGGTTTGGTCAAAGGTCTTATCAAAGATTTTTCTTCCCCATTTAGAGTTTTTGATTTTCCCTTTTATGGTTAATTCATTGGCGCCTTTGTCGTATTGCAGGGCTTCCGTTCCAAAAGGATAGATGCTGTAAGTTTCGCCACCAATATAAACATCTATATACCCTCTGCTTGGTATCTTCTCGCCAGTGTAGATATCTTCGCCTATTCGCCAGCGATTGTAAAGATTGTAAAACTCCTCAAAAGATACATTTGTGAGCGTTACCTCTATGTTTTCCGTTCCGAACAGCACACGGCTGGACCTCCTTAACCTTTCAAGATTGATATTTTCATTTAAAATATCTTTCTCTTTTGGCAGGTATGGTATTTTATCCGTGTCAGGCTCTACTTCTATCTTGCCGTTGTTCTTGTAGTTCGTTACGATGATATTCTCGCCGTTAGGCTTCTTGGACAATCCACCACCGAAGAGAGGAAACCACCTTTTCATATGGTATTTCGGATTGTGATAAAGATTAACCGCTGTTCGTTTGTTTTTCACTCCCTCTGCCGAAATAAAGCCATCTGTTGCCGTGGCGTTCCTGTTCTTAACCACATCGGTCAGCGTATGCTCTATCTTGGTAAGGATTGTTCCCTGTTCTATTCCTGCTCGTTTGTCAAGGGTTAGCGTGTGGGACTTGATAGCGAGGATAGTATATTCTCCGACATTCAGACCCTCTACAATTTTGATTTTATCTCCTACTCTGAAAGGCAGGGTATCCCAAGGCGACTTTGAGGCTGTAAGGGTCAGCACTCCTCCTGAATCCGAGTGTATAATATCAGGATAAGAACCTGTATCAACATAACTTCCTGTAATGGTGTCTATCAATACCAAATCATCATCATTGTCGTTGGTGTTGTCGTTGGTATCATCCAATAAATCTTGGATTTTATATTCATCAATGATGAAACCTGTGGTCTTGTCAAGTTTCTTCTTTACGGACTTTATCGGAGTGGAACACTCCATTTTGGTGTTGAAGTTGAAGATGTCCCCTTTCTTCTTAGTGGAATATTTCTTCGTGCCAAATATCAGGTTATTATAACTTATATCCTTATCGTTCTCTATGGTCAAATTCTCTTGAACAAAGTCCTTACTTGTAAGGTCGTAAGCCTGAACATCCTTAAAGAAGTAATCTATATCCTCTACAATAAGTTTATTCTCTATAACATCAAAACCAAGGGCTAATAGTGGCGATGCTCCCTCGTAGAATAGCGACTTGAACGAGGTGTTGATTTTCTCCTCGCCTAAAAATATATTCGCCACACCACGAAGAAAAGCGCCAGTTGCTACATATTGATTGGCGTATTTTCCTCCCTCCGAGAGGATATTGGAAACCAGTCTTATCTTTCCATCGGAATAATTCTCTGCCACTTTGTCAATAGCATCAAAAAGACTTACCACTCTGGACTTTCTGCCGAGTTTGTCAATGCTGGAAGATATGGTAATAGAGCTTTGGGTGTCACCGAAGTAGAATTGACTCTGTTCTATACCCTCTGGGAAGTGTAGATATACCCAGACTTTACTCCCTGCTGGAATATCGCCAAGGTCAAATTCTTTATTGTCAAAGTGTATCTGTCCAAAGTCTGTTCCTTCCAATGGTTCGGATGATGCAAGGTGTAGCGTGTGCCTTTGGTTTATTCCACCTCCTCCGTATTCTATTTCTGCCATCATATGAAAAGTCAGCGGCTTGGCTTTCTCTATTTCGTTAAAATAATGTATTCCAAACTTCACTATCTTACGAGCCTTGAAATTGATATTAGAAATAGACAAGGTTACATTGGTGTGGCTTAATTCGGTGTTGAGCAGTGGCCATTCTTCTTTTAAAGCCATTGGCACGCCTACATATTTAACGATAGTTTTCTTTGTGGTAATCCAAGATGTGTCTACATCATAATCGTTACCTTTAATTTCTCCAGCCACAAAATACCCTCCGTATTTATCAAAGTTTTGCCCTATCTGCCTCGTGTCTGCTTTGATGTTAAACATAGGAAATGGTCTTTCAGGCATTTTGTATATCGGTTTTCCTAATCCCACTGGGCGCACATTAACATCTACCACTCTCGGTCCTAAATAATTAAACCAGTTTCGGTTTGGGTCTATCTCTCCCTCCATCCACCATATTGTCTGTACCTTTTCCTCTTCAGCCTTTAAGACAATTTCACGGCTTCCTATCGGCTGTATTGGGTTTTCATCCAAATTCTTCTTGGCGAATAGGTTTATCGTGGTGTCTTCGCGAGTGTAGAATTTATTCTGCGCTTCCCTCTTCTTGATTTCGCACTCTATCACTCGCTGGCTGTTTTCGTAGTTAAGCTGGTATTTATTCAGGTTAATTTCAAAGCCAGCGCCCAAGATGTCTTTCTCTGTGCCATTATGGACAACATACCACCTGAATAATATCTGCCCATCTCCTCCCTGCTCATCATACACACCCTTGATGATGTTAAAGGCTTCCTTGTCGTTGTATTCCAGTATCTTTATCTTAGAAGTTTCGCCAAGGATAAAGTTATCGATGTTGTAGTATTCCTCGTTTACATCGATGCTGATGTCCAAGGCATCGAAGCCGTCAGGCTCTTGTATCTCGTGGATACCCTCATATTTCCCTGTCAGCACTTCTAATCGGAAAACCTGTCCAATTCCGCTTTGATATTGTATATTCTTAATCCCTTTCATTTCCCTTTATTTTAACGATGTTTTTGTTTTTCTTTACTCTGCTTACTGCCACTGGTATTTGTCCGCCTTTTTGGGTGTATATGTAGCCGTTTAATTCAAATACGCTAGTCTTATCATACTTCCTCATCACTCGGTCTTGCTGTTCGCCTATTTTAGTCGCTAACTTGTCGTAGTCTATTGCTGGTGTGTTGATATTCATCGGCACTTGGATATTCTTAACAATACCATTGGATAGTAGAACCTCATCCAGCGCAGGTGTCTTGATATTCTCTAATATCTTGCGAGTTTCCGATGCTGTATAAATTCGGTCTCCCTGCTCCAAGAATTTCAGCCTTGCACCTTTGTCACTTCCCAAATCCTTAATGTTTCCGTGCTTGTCGGTATGGATTTCTGCGCCTCGTTCATCTGTCCACGCCCAGCCTTGTGGTGCGTTTTTCGTTCCGACAAAATATTGAGGCACTGGGTTTTTACTCATAATCAGCCCTGCTTGTAGCGCACCGAATGCAAGAGCAATTCCAGCAGGAATGAGACCAGCAGGAACACCAAGTTGAGCGATAGACTGCGTTGCTCCTAATGCTCCGTTCATCAGCGCCTGTTGTGCCTGCGCCCTTTGTTCGGCTCTTGCCTTTTGTGCTTGTATCATTTTCTCTTTCTGCGCCTGTTGTTCCTTGATTACCATGGCTTCATCTTCCAAGGCGTTACGCTCTGCGATTTGCTCCTCGGTAAGTTCAGAAAGTCCATTAAGCGCATCAAGCCTTTTGTCAATAAATCCTAACTCTGTTTCGGTTATCATCTTCGAGCGTTCCAGTTCCTCATCAAGTTCAGCAATCGTTCGCTCCTTGCCTGATGATATTGCTTTCCCTGCAAAATCACTGATTAGCGCTGTGGCTGTGTTCATATAGTCAGCGAAAGACATAGAAAAGTCCTTACCTTGTTGTAATATCTTGCTGTATAGGTCAGAAAACTGCTTACTTACAGCATCCAATCCCAAGTCTGCCAAGTTCTGCTCTACCAAGTTTTTGAGCGGCTCTAATCCCTCCGCGATACGCAAGAACATCTTATTGGCTTTGTTCTTCTCATTCTCCATTATGGAAGTGTCCAGCTGTGTTATCTGCAAGTCAGTCTGTGCGAGTTGGACTTTTTCATCTTCATTAAGGTCTTTGCCTTGCTCTTGTAGAAGCGCCCTTTTTGCTTCCAATTGCTCTTTTAGTAGTTGCAATTTCTCTTTCTCTCTCTTATTGACTGCTATGGTAGTGTCGTATTCTAATAACTCCAAGAAATACTGCTTATCCTTGTAGGATATATTCTTGTCGTTCATTATCATCTGCTTCTTATATTCGGCAGTTTCTTGACCAAGAAGTTTGATATATTCTATTTCCTTTTGGTTTTTTTCCAACAGCGCTTGATTGAGTTGCCTCATCTTATCCTGCTGACTTTCGTTTTCATCGAATAGGTCTTTGGACTTTTGCGACTCTATTTCCCTTTGCTCCTGCTTGTATTTTTTGGCAAGGTCAAGTAATTTGGTGTAGTATGTATCTTTTTCTTTGATAACCTGCCCATCTATTTCTATTTCCTTTACCAAAAGGTCATAACCTGTAAGTTCATTTTGTGCCTCTACACGCTGTCTTCGGAACTCCTCCAATAGTTTGTTATGCTCAAAATCCAAGTCTTTACGAGCCTTGTCAAATGCTTCTTTGTCTAACTGCTCCTGTGTTTTCTCTTTTTTTACCCTGCCTTTTGGTGTCTTTTTCTTTTTCTTCGCTTTGTTATCTCCTACCTTTGGTGGAGCTACTACCTTGATGCTACTTCTTGGCACGAGTTCGCCATTTATATAAGCATACTCGTTTGCCCTCTTGTTTGTAGACATTCCTAATGCGTTTGTATCCCTCCAAATATTGTTATGAACAAAATATCTCTGCCCTTTTTTTCTTGCTTCAATAAGTTTGTTTTCTAATTCCTTTTGGTTTTTAAGGTTTTGTAGTGCCTTTTCATCGCCTGATAGTATCGCAGTATTTTCTTTATTCAGGCTTGATAGTTTCTCTTTCGTGCTGTCAATGATAGAGCCAAAGTCTCCCAACATCTTGATAGCATCTTCTGTTCCGAATATGGCATCTTTGATAGATTTCACAAAATACTCTATACCCTTGATAACAAGTTTAATAACAGTGCTGATTGCCACAAGGTTGGTTTTAACCTGATTAACCACGAGATTAACCAAATCCCAGCCTTTGCCATTGTCAAATAGGTTTCCTGTCAGTGCATTAAGAACATCTCCTACGGCTTCAAAGACATCTTTCAGTTCGCCCATTATACTCACGCCATCTGCTCCTCCTGTAATGGCCAAGTCAAGAAACTCCTCTAATAGACCTTTGGCGATTTCTAAAACATCAGAAATAGCATTGATAAAATCCTTGTTAGTGGCGAGAGTATCCAAAAACTCTGTCCATTGGTTTTTGAGTCTGTTCTGTGCGCCAGCGAGTGTGTCTATTCTATCAACAGCATCAAGCCCATAGACTTTTTTAAGCTCTTCGGCTACCTTTGGCAATACATCACCTGCTACTACTTGTCCTTTTTTCAGCATATCATCCAATTCGGAAGTGGATACACCCATAGCATCAGCGAATATCTTCATCGCCCCAGGTAATCTTTCCCCTAACTGCCCTCTTAATTCCTCTGCTTGGATGTTCCCTTTGGATACCATTTGCTCCAAGGCGGTATAAACTCCCTCTATCTGTTCAGCAGGAAGACCGAGTTTAGCACCAGCACCAGCAAAGGCTTCAAATACTTCTTTGGCTTTCTCACCCTCCAAACTGGTATTCTTTGCCGCTGCACTGAACTTGGTGTATGAATCCGTAAGGCTGATAAGTTCCAATCCGTATTTTTCGGCAGCACTTGAAAGAAACTCTTTTTGATAACCTACTTCTTCCTCTGTTTGGAAGACTTCTTTCATTGCGTAATTCACAGCGTTGAGTTGCTGGATAGTCTCATAAGATTGGGAAGCAATATCACCAAGCATTCTTGCTCCATCTGCCATAATGATACCCCCAGCGATAGAACCAGCACGGCTCATCATTCCACCAAAGCCACTACCCATTCCGTTGAGTGCTGATTGGTAGTTTCCTACATTTCGCTGGTTGTCGCCTACGCTTTTGTCTATCTTTTTCAGCGCTGAGTCTAATCCTACGGCTTTGAGTTTTGCCTCTGTAAATTCTTTGGATAGTTTAGATAGTTGCTTCTCATAATCAGAAACCCCTATCTTACCTTCTTTAAAATCTTGTTCTAAAAATCGCATCTGCACTGCCAAGTCTTTCGCTTTGTTCTTGGCATCCAGCACTTCACTTGCAAACTTCTTGTAGTAGCTTTGGCTTTCGGATAGAATTTTGTTTTGTTTCTCCTGCAACGATAAGGTTTGCTTCTTTGCTCGTGCTTCGGCGTTCTGCTGGTTTGCCAATTCCTTTGCTGCTCGCACCTGTTCGGTGGTTATCTTTGCGTTGGTCAGTCTTATCTGCTGTGTTTTCTGCTCTATGGTCGCCATATCTTTGAGCGTTCGCATATACTCTTTGGAATAACCATCCAAGTCTTTTATTCCCTCAATGGTCTCTTTTGGTGTTCCTCTGTTCAGTTTGGTGTTGGTCTGGTCTACGGCTGTGTTTAACTTGTCGAATACACCTATAAGGTCTGATACTTCTTTCTCTAACTTTTCCAGTTCTTTTACGGTCTCCTCCGCCTGAATTACGGCTAATTTATCACTCATAAGGTTTTATTTTTTGTTATGTAATTCTACTTTCTTTATCGCCATTTCCTGCATCTTCCCAAATCGATAAAGGCTGGTCTTATTAAGGTCTATTGTTCGTTCCAGCACCATCTCAATACTCACAATAGCATCGTTGATGTTGGCTGGCTCTTTGTCCTGTGCTTCTTTCTTGTTGTTTTCAATGTTCTGCATTGCCTTATCAAGATTGGTCTGCCACATTGCTATTCTTTCCTCTATGTATTTCTTTTGCTCTTGCAGATTGTCACTCTTACGGATTTTGATTTGTGCAAGGGCTTCTTTCATATCCTCCCAATGTTCAGGCAGTCCCATTTCCTGCCTTAAAGCATTCTGTCTTTCTTTCATCTCTACTATTACCAGCAGTGTGGTGAATTTGATAAAGTTAATCTTCGCAATCTCTGCGCTTCCCAACATCAGCAGGTCGTTGGTCTTGGTGTTAATGGATATGCTATACTCTCGGATGATGTCATTAAACTTACTTTTCAGCATCTCCTGTTGCTCTTTATCTTCTTCCAATTCCTCGCCATCATATCCTTTTATCATGTAGTTATAATCTCCTGTTTCTGTGATTCTTTCATAGTTGAATAGTGGCAGTTCCTTGGAATCTTTGTAGAGTTTCATACATGTTTTATTATCCTCACAAATTTACTTATTTTTATTTAGTCTAAATAAGAATAATATATTATATTTGTAAAAATAATGTTGCTGTGGGGATTTTAACGAGAATAGACAACGGAATATCAGCTTTTAAGTCTGCATTTATGGGCAGTAGCGTTGCGCCTATCTATGCAAGATTGAGCAACGGAACTCACTCCTATAACTACGAAACCGAGCGTATGGGCGTGTTATCGTTCTTGGGTATAGGGAAAACTTACTTTTCACCAAAAGAAGACTATAAGGCTTACTATATTGATGGCACTTTCCTATCCGACTGCATCAATCTATATGCAGATTTTGCTTCACAAGTGAGAATCCAAGAAGTAGATGACAAAGGCGAAGCTGTGGAAAATTCCGAATATCTGAAATTCCTCAATGAGCCGAACGAGTTTCAAAATCAGACTGATTTCATCAAAGAAATGGTGGTCAATCTGCTCACTACTGGAATGTCTATCCAATACGGCAATTTCTTTAAAAACGGTAATTTAAGGGCAAGTCCTTCGCTTTACAATTTGGAATTTAACAATATCAAATTTCCAGAGATAAAAGACCCTTACACACTTACAAGGGACAAAATAAAGACTTTAAAGGTAATAGAAACCCTTGCTGATGGTGTGCAGAGAACGAGGGAACTGCACGAGTTAGCGTTCTTCTACGACACCATAGCAAGGAAGAATTACAGAGGAGATGGCGCAGGGAATGTGTTTTTCAATCCTATATCAAGGATTTCTTCTATCCTCTATTCTATTCAGACTATTCTTAATAGTGAGGATATGATGTGTTTCCTTACTTCTAATCCTGTGAATACTATCATTAGCAGAAAGGCAACAGGAGCAGGGATTGCGCCTTTGAGTGGAGACCAAAAGAACGATATAGAGAGCAAACTCAACGGAAGAGGAAGATATGGCGCAGGAATGGGTAAGGCTGGCGATGTTATCGCAACGAATGAAACACTGGAAAGATTAGACCTGACAAGGGATAACAAAAAACTGCAAACCATAGAGATGCAGGAGAATGCCAAGGAAAACATCCGAAACAGGTATCTAATTCCAAAAGACTTCTTCGGTGGAAGCACCTATGAAAACCAGCAGTTTGCAGAGGCTAAATTCATTTTAGGAAATGTAAAGACTATCACAGACAACTGGCTTCAAGAACTCACGAACAAGTCGCCTAAATACTTCAAGGAGCGAGGAACAAGGCTGATAGGAACATACGACCACCTGCCGAGTGTAATCGCCATAAAAACCAAACTCAAAAACGAGGGCTTCAAGTTCAAGGCAGAAGCATTAGTATCGCTTTTAGGAGCATTTGAAAAAGCACAAGAATTAGGCGTAAGTAACGACTTTGAGCAGTTTGTCAAAGAGCGAGGCTTTGAGGATTTTATAAATAACGAGTAATGGACAAAAACACACAAAAGATAAACGAAAAACTAAAAGACTCTAAAACCAATCCTGAATTGGTGCAGAGCCTGAAATATAAGAAGAAGATTTTAGAGAAAAAACAAATCGTGAAGAAATGATGATAAGAGCAAAAGAGATTCCTAACAGAACATTTGAGACAAAAGAGGATATGTTCAAGTTCCTGAAAGAGAATAAGAACTTCCTTATTTCACAGAAGAAAATGGCAGTGAAGCTGTCAGACCCTTTTGCGTTTTCTTTTGCCATAAATGAAAAGGGCGAAACGATTAAAACGACAGAAGTATCACCTGAAGAGATAAACACTATCAGGGTAAAGGCAGTTATCAACTCTACCAATATCTATGATTCCCACGGCGATGTTTCTATTAATGGAAGCTGGAACAGAACAGCCAAAAATTCCAAGAATATCTACCTGCTGAAAGAACACAAGATGAACTTTGAAAACATCATCAGTGATGAAGTGGAAGTAAGGGTAGAAAAGTTCAACTGGAAAGACTTGGGCTTTGACTACCTTGGAGAAACAGAGTGCTTGGTGTTCTATGCTACACTAAGAAAGGACAGAAACCCTTATATGTTCGGACAATATGCCAAAGGATATGTAAAGGAACATTCGGCAGGGCTTCGCTATATTCAACTGGAACTTGCTATCAATTCAAAGGCTGAATGGGACGCAGAGGAAAAAGCTGTTTGGGATAAGTATTACAATGATATTGTAAACAAGGAAGATGTAGACCAATACGGCTATTTCTGGGCTGTAACAGAACAAAAGATAATAGAGGGCAGTGCTGTGGTCAAAGGCAGCAACTTCGCCACTCCAACGATACTTGTAGAACCCGTCACTGACACTTCTACTGCAAAAGAGGACTCGGATAATTCCACTCCTAAAAGTGTGATTGAAAATTATTTAGTAACCCTTTAAAATTTTAGAAAATGAATTTTGAAAAGAAATCTTTAGCAGAAATTGCAAAGATGTCAGACGAGGAAAAAGAAAAATACTTTGCTGACAAAGAGGCTTTTGAAAAAAGCCAAAGAGCAGAAGAATTGAAAACATTGAAAACAGGAGTTGAAGATGTTATCGCTACAAACCAAAAAGAAACACAGCAGTCTATTGACAATGTGCTTAAAATCGTAGAAGAAATTAAGGCTACACAGGGAGGTCTTACAGAAGAAGCTTTAATAGAAGTGATAAAAAGAAACCATGATGCTATCAAAAAGGCTTACGAGTCTAAATCAGGTGTGGTGGAGATTGAGTTCAAACAAGTAGCTCCAATTACTACTGGTGCTGTAACATTAGGGACTGCTCCTAACATTTTAGGAACACAAATCGCACCTGTTTCTAATGTCAATCTTCGTGGAATGGACATTGAGAACTTCGTGTCTGTATTGCCTACTTCACAGCCTGTATACGCTTATACAGAGGTAGTTCCAAAGGACGGAAACTACGAGTTTGTAGCAGAGGGTAACAAGAAGCCACAGATTGACTTCAAGGTATCAACAGAATTTGCGAAGCCAAAGAAAATCGCTGCTTGGATGCACTTAACAGAAGAGTCTGTTTACGACATCAAAGGATTGGAGGGAGTTGCAAAAGATTACCTGAAAAAGAAGCACGATTTGTTCAAAAACAAGGCTATCTTGTTCGGTGATGGTGCAGGAGAAAATCCAAAAGGAGCAACGAAATATGGTCGTGCGTTCGTAGCTGGTCCTATGTCAATAAAAGTTACAAAGCCAAACTTTATGGATGTAGTAAACGCAGCAGTGACTGACATCGCTACTACTCACAATTTTGAGGATGAAACTCCATATATGGCAAACTTGGTGCTTGTAAATCCAGTGGATTTCTACTTGGAATTAGTAGCAGCAAAAGACAACGATGGAAGACCATTGTACCCAACAGCATCACTATTTAACACAGTGGTAATCGGTGGAATGGTTATCAAGTCTGATGAGTCTATTCCACAAGGTAAAATCTTCGTGGGAGACCTTAGCAAGTATAACATCACTGACTACCTTTCTTACACTGTGAGAATTGGATGGATAAATGATGACTTCATCAAGAACCAATTCGTAATCTTGGGAGAATCAAGATTCCATGCATTCGTGAAAAAACTTGATGAAAAAGCATTCATCTACGATGATATTGCTACAATCAAAACAGGAATTACAAAAGCATAGACAGATATGGAAGTAAAATTGTTAAGAGAATGGGGCGACCATAAGAAAGGAGCAGTTTTAGACATCTTGGATGAGACTGTAATACAGGCTGGTTTAGAAGCTGAACTTTTTGAGCAAGTAGACAAAGAAGGTAAAGGTAAAAAACCTGCAAATGTAGAAGAAGGTAAAGACACAGAACAAGCTGAAAAATAGATACTGAATGCTGATAGACAAAACATATTTTAAAGGCGATTTGCTTATTCCTAACCTGAATGAGCCAAATCCTGATGAAAACACCGCTGCGGTGAATTTAGATGAATTGATTGACAAGGTAGAGGAAGAAGTTTTGTCTTTCAGTTTTGGTATTAAAATGTGGCTTGATTTCAAGGCTAAATACGAGGAAGACTCTACCAATCTGCCACAAAATTATAAGGACTTGCTACACGGCAAGACTTATACAAAAGAAATAAACGGCAAGGAGGAAACTTTGGTTTGGAAAGGTTTAATCCAAGAAACCAAAAAGGAGTCACTACTGGCATATATAGTCTATGTAGTCTATAATATGCACAATGTAACCCAAACGACAATGTTCGGGCAAACGAAGATAGATACTAAAGTAGGCACCGCGGTAAGCATCTCTCCTAAAATGGCGAGGATATATAACGATTTCATCTATCAGTTATACGGAGAAGTAAGGAGTGATAGAAGTGGATTGACATTGGAGGGAAACCCTTATTGGAATTTAGGAAAAGGGATAGACTACCGCGGTTTTAAGCCTACAAGTGGCTATGTTTCGCTTGTGAGGTATCTTTTGGATAATGTAGAGGACTACCCTCTGTTTGATGCTAATTATCTGAAATTCGGAGGAGAAATAACAAATGAATTTGGGCTATGATGATAAACCACAATTTACTGCTGTACAGCTTGTTTGAGGATGCCTTTAAAGTGAGTTTCAAAGGCAAAGAATACACGGCTAACTATGGCGAGGCGGATTTGTTTGAACTTTGGAAATTGTTACAAAGCAAGAAACAAAAATACCCTGTCATTTGGCTGCAAACAGGATACAGCGTGGTTCATGATGTAAAAGGACAAAAGACCAAACTCAAAGGTATGAGGTTTTTCTTCATCACGCTGGGTTCGGAACACGCCTTTTACAAGGATAGGTTTAAATCTACCTTTAAGGAAGTGCTTTTGCCTTTACTCGGTTCTTTCTTGGATAAGATAAGAAAGACCAGCGGAGTATCTTTTGAGGAGGATAACTATTCATTTGTTTCACTGCCTTTCAATGATATATCAGAATTAGCAAGTAGAGAGAGGGACTACGGCAACAAGAGAGGAAGCCAAACGACCACTACGCCTGACATATGGGATGCGATAGTGCTGGATATCAGTCTGAATATAGACAATGAATGTGTGAATGTTCAATCTTTTAAAATTTAAAAACTTATGTTAAAACAAAGCTTCTGCGGTTCAGCAGAGATGATAGCACGACTTGGAGGTGCATTTTGTGGAGAGAAATTGGTTACAGGTTTTGCACTTCTTGACAGAAGAGTGGAAATAGACCCTGCGACTTTCAACAAGACAGCGTTGGATAAGATTATCCAAGAGGATAAATTCATTGGTAAGATATCTTTCTTCAATGTGGAAGATAACGACCAAGAGGCAGATTACAACACATCTGTAAGAAAAGAAAGAAGCCGTTCAATCCCTGGGACAAAAGGATACAGATTTACTTTTGATAAAGGTTCTTCGTTCCAAAATGAATTGGCGAAATTGGACAACAGTGACAATTACAGCTTTGTGCCAATCTTTGAAGATGGTTCTGCGCTTTTTGCGATTAAAGCAAATGGTAAGTTAATGGGCTTTGCTTGTAAGTTATTCGTAGGAGTTAAGAAACTAAAAACTACTTCGGAGGTGTCAGGCTCTACATTAGAAGTGGACATATTACCTGATGCTATGATTTATTGGCAGAAGTCTGAAAATGTATTTGAAAGTGATGAGTTTTCTTTCAACGAGATTAACCCAATCATCAAATTGGCAGTATCTACTGGTGTGCTTACAAACACGGCTACAACTACCAAAGTGAAAGTAACAGAGGCATTCTCTAATGCTAATGTTACAGGGCTTACTGATGCAGGTAAGTGGAAGATAGAGGAAGATGGAGTGATTGGTAACATCACGAATGTTGCTTACGATGCATCAGCACAGGAATACACTCTTACTCACTCGGCTCTTGCTACTGGTAAGAAAGTAAGGTTCATTACTTCCGATAATGGATTGAGAGTAATCAGCCTTGACACAAACTACTACACAGGGGAAAGTGAACTAAAAGCTGTAGTATAATGGAACTGAAAATTGGGGCTTATACTTTTGGAAATATGGAAAACTTCAAAAGTAAGAAAGAAGCCAAGGAATACATCATGGGGATATACCCTACTCTTAACGAGGAAGATGTAGAGAAAAGATTGAAACCTTTATTTAGAAATGAGCGAGAAACTAATCAATCCGATAACATTGCTGAAGCGCATTCAGGCAGCGAAAAGAGCGTTGCCGGAGATAATGCGAACGACAATGGAAGGGAGAAAAAAGGAGCTGATAAATCTAAATAAGGAAAACCTTATGCAGGGGAAAGATAGCGAGGGCAATGATATGCCGCGCTATCAAAACCCTGAATATGCAAACTTCAAAACCTCTATTAACCCAAATAATAGGGGTTTTTGGGATTTGCGAGTGACTGGACAATATCAAAGCTTTGTAGATGTTGTCGTTCATCCTGCCGTTATCTTCTTCAAGAATGATTTGCAGAACGAAAAGGCAAAGTGGCTGCATAGTAAACTTGGAAAAAGGCACTTGGGGGTAACCGAGGAGCAAGGCTATCAGTTTCAGTTGGACAACAAGCCAGAAATAAGGAAAAAGATATTAGATATTATAAACAATGGCGTGTAATTGCAGCAAACCAATAACCAAGAGCGAGTGCGCTATGCTCCGAGAGTTTAACGAAGATGGGCGTTTGTTTATCTATCATATCTTTGATGATAAAGGTCTTGTGGTGGCTTATGTGCCAAAGGGCGAAAATCCTAACGATATAGCCCACGAGCGAGGCTTTTATAACGAAAAAGGAGAATTAGAATGGTATCTAACCTCCGAGCATCCCTGCTTATGGGAATAAAAAAACACCTTTAATTAGGTGTTTTGTTTTTTTATCTTCTTTTGGTGCAGTAGAAAATTCCTCCTCTACCAAGTCTTGCTTTGTCTTCCATGAGTATTTCTATGTAATCACTTCCTTTATATACTGATTTTCTCATTTCTGCCCATATATTTTTATTGCTAAAAGCAAATGGGTATCCACCTTCTGTTGAGCCAGTAATGGTCTCTGTAAATGTTCCGCTTGGCGTTTTCCAAGTAATTACATTGTCTTTCCTAATTGTAACATAGTATGTATCAGCAGGAACAGCAGAAGTTTGTCCTGATTTTGAAATGTAGTGAATGTCATAAGTTCCTGCATGTTGTTCAGGAACATAATTTTTGATAATTTCTACTTCATTTGTATCAGAATTTCTACTACATGAAACAATTGAAAATACGCTGAATACAGCGATAAATAAGGTAAATATTCTATTCATTTTTAATGGTTTTTTTAATTCAATGCAAGGTAACAAAAAGTTAGGAATAAATGCCTATGTTTCGTTGCTTTTTTATCTTATTTTTATTTAGTCTAAATAAATATAATATTGTATTTTTGAAGAAATTAAAGTAAATGCAATTATTCTGGTATCACAGCCCTGTTCGGTTTTATAAGACTCTTGAAGAGTTGCAAGATATGACCAATCCGCAAAATACACAATATTTCGGAGAGAGAAACCCTTATCCGTTGGAATTAGGCGCAAAACATCGCTTTGTTTTGCCAATGTATGGCAACACGATAACAGCAGGAGAACACAAGGTTTTTTTGGTCAGTGGGATAAACAGAACAGAATTAGAGAGTTCGGTTTTTGAGAAAGAGGGTTATTTAAAGTATGTAACATTCAAATCTGATAAGCCTTTGACCGGTAGGCTTGAAATAGTGAATGTTACCACTGGAAAAACAGAATATTATTCTAATTGTGTTTGGTTTTTGGACTCTACCGATGCGCAAGGGCGAAAGTTTATAAGAGTGGCAACAAAACACTCTTACAACAGAAATTTGTTTGAATTTGATGAAGAGGGAGCGTGGATTGTGACCAATCTACCGGCATACTGCCTTGGCGATATACGAGTGGAGGCAGAGATTTCCAACAACAGAATAGGCGGCAATTCTACACTGAAAATCAAAGACAGCTACATCGATGAAGTGGTAAGTTATGAATTTTTAAGTGGTGGCGATGGCAACATCTTGAATTTCATTCAAGTTCACGCCACGAATAACCAGTTTTTCATCGACGGCACACAGAGAACGGCACTTGAAAAGATAGACCGCTCGGACTTTGCGATGAGTGGGAAAATGTCCTTTACCAATGTGAAGAATGCCAGTGGGCTGAATGTTCTGCTAAATGAATTTGAAATTTTTTCTAAATAAAACACGATGAGAAACGAGATAGTACAAGTAGATATTGAGAAAGTAAGGCGAGAAACAGCCACAGGAGGGAATACTTGTCAAAGGATTGCTTCTATTCTTACCCAGTTAAATGATAGCAAACTTGAAAACAACGAGGTCACAGAAAAACTGAATGAAAAAGCAAGTGTTACAGACTTAGGTTTAAAAGCAGACTCGAACGCTGGAAACCTTACACCTCAACAGGTGGAGGCTTGGAATACTAAGTTAAAAACACTTTCTGATGCGCCAAGTGATAATAAGCAGTATGCTCGTAAAAATGGAGCGTGGGAGGAAGTAGTAGCTACAGGAGGAGGCGGAGGAAATGTCACTCTTCCTGACAATATCGCCACGATAGACAAAAATGGTGTAACAGGTAACGCCTATGCAAAGGCTACGGAAACGATTTCCAACGCTGATGCTGATTATAAGTATGTAGTAATAACCAACGATGCTGGGGGAACGAAGAAAATGCAAGTTACTGGTCTTGGCAAGAATATCAGTAATTCTGACTTGCAAGTACCAGTAGGGACAATCCGAACATTGAATGTCGAAGGGGCTGTCTTCCAAATTCAAGGGTTAAAGAACAAAAAGTCGGACGCTTCTTTCAATAAGAAAATAAAAGTGAATGATGCTGGACAGATGGCTTACTCCGATGAAGCTGATATTACGCTCAACATTCCAGAGAAATTCACAGGACAGCCGAGTGTAGGCTCTACGATTATAACTGTGAACCATACTTACCCTAACCAGATTCCAGAACGACCTGCTTTTGCAGATGAATTAAAAAATATTATGGCAGAATATAAAAACATTGTATTCACCCCAATCAATCAGGGGGATTTAGTGATAAAAACCAAAGAAAACAAAGGGCTTGGTACGAATAAAACCTACACTGATGGTAGCTTCTTTCTGAGCGGAAGTGATCCTGAATTTAACCCTTATACAGCAACTGAAGAAGTAGTTAATATCACAACTCTAAGTGCATTGCTTCCTAATGACAAGAATTGGATTTTAAAAATCTCAGGAAGTATTACAGATGAACGCGATGGGGGTAATGTTTTTGTTGGTGTATGCCGTGGAGAAGATAGTCCTGTCACACACGGAATTAGCACAGGACAATATTCTTCTATCAACATCATTGGGAATGAAAGGCTACGCTTTGGAGATAATTCACGAAACAATTTTTTGTGCCTTATTGTGAAGACGGGAGGTGTTATCACAACAACAGCATATCAAGGAGGAAAAAATATTTTTCTGAGCCTTAATGCTTTTACAGAACTGGGAAATTACATTCCGAAAATAAGCCTCCGTAAGGCTTCTAACATCTCAGCAAGAATGAGTTATAAAATTTTAGACTAAAAACTAAGAAATATGCAGACATTATTAGAGCAGGAAATTAGCAGGCATCCGCTGTTTCCAAACATCAAAAGAAAAGTAGTGGTAAGGAATGTCACTATTCAAGGGGAGTTTGAGCAGATTGTGATAGATGCTTGTCTATTGTATTACGATGAAAACCAAGGCGGTAAGGAAGTGACACCCGCTTTCAACTCAAAGCTGAACGGCTGGATTGTCAATAATAACAGCTTTACTACTGTGCGTAATGACAAGGGACAGCCCGTTCTGAATCCTAAATACAAAGAGGCGCCCACAGGCGGAGAAGATACGAGGACTGATGAGGAAAAAGAGAAATTCGTGAGGTTGCCGAGCTTTGATTATTTTTTCGGTATTGTTAAAAACCCGAAGTCTCCAAGTTTAATCAACCTCCTGCTTCTACACATTCAGGAAAATGATGGGATAAAATTCTTTGACAAACTATTAAATCTATCCGATGAAAGCAACAGGTAAATTTTTTGGCGGACTATTCCTATTTCTGGTGGCATGGGCGCTGTTTCTTCCTTTATCATTGTTGAATTTCTTGGCAGTGGCTGTAAAATTCAAGGATTTGGGCTATTTCAAGAGTTCGGCTGTCAGCCTTGACAGGTTCGGAAACTTTGAGTTTAGAACGCTTTTCAATTTGACTTTAAAAAAGAAAGGAGGCTACGAGTTCGGGAACTTTGAGGAAACGATAAGTTCTGTTTTGGGTAAAAACCAAAGGGACAACACGCTGTCAAGGACTGGAAGAGCTTTAGTGTGGATTTTAGACCTGATAGAAAAAGAACATTGTAAAAAAAGTATTAAAGAATTTAAATGATGAATATTAGAGAGTTTATATTGAACAACTTGGTGTTGTTGTATAAAGGCGGAGTTTTTGCGAAAATAAACGCTTCGTTCAAGCTGTGTATGTTTCCAGCGGTGGCAGTTTCGGCATTTGAGTATTTTTCAGGGCTTTACACCACGGACTTATCGTTCCTCTATGGCGTGTTGTTCGTACTAATGGTAGACCATGTTTTGGGTTCGTATCTGCATTACTTTGTAGATAAGGATTTTACCTTTAAAACCAATCTTTTAGGGCTGTTGAAGAAACTAACGGTTATTCTATCAGGGTATTCCATGCTTTTAATTATGCACGATGCACTGGATGAAGTGGAGTTCTTGGATGTTTATTTCAAGGTAATGGTAAAATTGATGGTATTGCTTTATCCTCTTGGGTCTGCTTTGGTGAATATGTCCAAAGTAACAAACGGAGCATTTCCACCGAGTGGGCTTTTGAAGAAGATAAAGAATTTTGAGAAGACTGGCGATTTGGAAAGTTTAAAAGAAAAAACAAAAAGTGATAAAAGTTATGATGTCTTTGGGGAAAGTGATAAAAGATGTGATGTCTTTGAAGAAAGTGAAGGAAGTGAGGGAGGTGATGAAGGCTGTGATGCCTTTGGGGAATAGTATTCCATTGTTTGGGTTTGCTATGTTTTTGTTGTTGTTGGGATGTGGCGCGAGGAAAGTAAGAAAACACGAGGAAAAAGAAGAGCATAAGACCGAAATCAAAGAATCGGTAAAAAAAGATTCTGTTTCGGAAACGAAAACCGAGGAAACAGCGAACATTAAGACACTTACGAAGTCTTTGGATTTTGCGATAAAGCCAATAGGCAGCGAGCCAGTGCAGTTTAGATTCCTATACAACGGCAATGTTGTAGAGGGAAGCGCTAACGGAGAGGTCTATTTCAAAGACAAAAAGCAAGCAAAAGACTCTGTGGTAAAGATAATAGAGCAAGTAAGAGTAGAAGTAGAGAAGCAGGAGCAGAAACAAGCGAAAGAACAGCACAAACAAACCAAAGAGGAGAAACAATCCGAGCGAGCCGAAAATTGGATAGTATATTTAATTTTGATTATTGTGGGAATGTTCCTTTGGGAGAGGCTAGAAAAGGTAATTGATAAATTTAAATGATATGGCGGATATAAGAAGTTTGAGACCATTTATTTTAAAATGGGAAGGAGGATTGTCAAGAGACCAGAAAGACACTGCAAGTAAGGTAAAATGCCCAACACCTTACAAAGGGAAAGCAGGCTACCACACGAACAAGGGCATAACCTATGCTGTGTGGCGTTCGGTGTTTGGTTCTGATAAGGATATGCGGTTCTTGGAAATGAACGATGCCGATTGGGATATAGTAATAAAAAGGCTGTTTTGGGACAGGTGGAAAGCCGATGAAATCAAAGACCAAGCGGTAGCCAATACTTTGGTAGACTGGGTTTGGGGAAGTGGTGTTCACGGCATTAAAATTCCTCAACGAATGCTGGGAGTTACAACCGATGGCGTAGTAGGAGCAAAGACCATAGAAGCGCTGAATAATGCACCAAAAGACTTTTTACAAAGGCTCTATAAGGAAAGGGAGG